ATACTACAAGTTCGAGCAATTTATTGGGCGATGCCACACCTGGTTTCTTTGACACAACCCATGATCATTCTTTGTCTGATTGGGAAGCGGCGTGGAAACGGGATAATAAACCTAATTCTCAACTGCCTGTCATATTTTATCCTTTGTTAAACAGAGGCTAAGCATTTTGCCCTTTAGAATAAAGTATTAGGAAAACGAGCATGTCGGAAAAAGTATTAGTTTCAGAGAAAGGAAAGGATCTCATTGCTTCCTACTGGAGCGGTCCAGCTAAACAGAATAAATCGAATCCTACAAAAGCTTTTGAGCGGTATTGCAAAGAGGAGCCCTGGCAGTTAGAGTGTAGACAATATGATACTTAAATGTGTCGACACTTATCACTAACATCCCGCCCCAAAAAGTCTGGGTACGTAAAGAGTATCTTAGGGATTTACGTGATGGGTTTGGTGAGTACGTGCTTGGTTATTGGGTCTCTCTTAAATCCCTACCAGGGAGGCCGTTTTACTTTGAAACCTACTTACCGGAATATGGTGCGCTCTATGACAAGCTGCCGATCTCTGCTTTTCTAAACTGGGATTCAGATTCTCCTGAATGTCCTGTCGCTCCAGATCCAGATCTTGATCTTGAAAACCTGCAATTTTGGAATTGTTTTAGCCATGATATTGTCACACTTGAAAAAAATCTTACTTATACAATGCAGTGGGAAATACGTACTAAGACCTTTGGTACTCTTTGTGGTGATTACTTGTTTACTATCGACAGCTTTAACGGTGATCGCAGCCGCACAGACATCAGTTTCGCGGAAACCCCAGACGAACACAAATCCTTCAATGTCATCGCATTGCAAAATGGTCAGCTTGCAGCCTATCCCAACAACAGATGCCGTCTTATTGATCCTTCTCTGTCACCCGAAGAACTCAAAACCCCAGATTTTCTTGTCTCCACGCGATACTTTAATGTCGAGTATCCCAATAAAAAGTTTGGAAGACTAGGGAAGTCTGAAGAATATTTCTGGGAAACCAATACTGAAAAGCAAAGAACAGATGATCATAAGTTTATTGAAAGCGTTTACCAGAAGGTAACTAATCGGGACTATAAGGTTTTTGTTCCTGATAATGATGACGAAGCCTTCGACCTGTGAAAGAAGAAAGAAGCTTACTTTTATTAAACGTTTTGATAATGGTCAGCTTCTTAAAGCTTTTTTGACGCCCGTTAATGTCAAAAACAATAAATGCATATGGAATTTTGCCATCGCAATCAGTCGTTCCAACAGGCAAATAAATGATTGGAATAGTTGCAGGAAAAACAAACGTGTAAATAAAATTAAATCCAAGCTAACTGGTAATGTTGGAGCCAAGTCTTTAATAGAAGCTGCACGCATTACTAGGAAATGCTTTTTGCATATACAAAAAGGAGATTCAATAATTTTTAAATGCGAATCATCAATACCTAAAAAACAGCTGAGGGTTTTTAAAAAGTGGCTCATAGGCAGGGAAAAATTAAATTGGGAATATTTAGAAGATCTTAATATTTTCTTTATCTATAAAAAATAGAAGCAATTATAATTAAAGATGTTAAACATTATTAACATGGAAGACATTCTTACCAATCCTTACTTTTGGATCGTGATTGCAGCCTTGTCTGAAATCATTGGCATTTCTCCCTTGAAAGACAATAGCATCGTGCAGTTAGTTATTAAGGCTATCAACTCGCTCAAGCCTGTAAAAAAGGGCTGATGCCACCGGATGGTAAAGTAATCTTCACTATCAGCAATAGGTCATTTCTTGACGACGTTAACCGCGAGGTAAGTCGTCAAAAGTTTTATGCAACTTTGTCTAGTAAACTAGATAACGCAGAAGAAGAGTGGCATGAAAGTCAACCTCCTTCTGTACCTCCTCCCATAGAGCTGGGAGATTTGCATATTCGTGCGCCCTGGCATCAATCATCTAGTGGCTGAAACCAAAAGATGATTCCATTTTCTTTTTGAATGCTTTTACGTAGAGCGTAGGCTTGATCCTTTGATAGGGTTTCACACCTACGCTCTTTATTAATTTCCCAACAAACATTAACACGCAATAATTTATCTTTTTTCATCTTGTTTTACTGATGATGATTAAGATACCAGAAGCAATTGCCCAGCTTGTTAAAAACTATATATAATAAGACTAGAGAATCTCAAAGACTTTTTTACAGATCTGATACTTGGCAAGTCTATCATCGTACCCATTCCAACCGCCGTTAATGCGATAACAGCATTGATCAAATCCTTGATGGATACAAACATCTAATAGTTTGTTGTCTTCGATCCAGCTAATAGCAGAACGGAAAGGATATTGATCAGCTACGTAGTCACATCCGCGTTCAACAATTTTAGGGTCGTGTAGCTTCTCCGCGCAACGCTCATAGTTATAGCGTCCTGTTAATTGCAATACACCAGCACCTTTAAATTTAGGGCCATCACCTGGCTGTGTATTGCCAAGATCTGTACGTCCTTCATAAGCCCAGCCATCGGCTAGCTCTTTGAGCCATATAAAATTGTTTGTTTCATGCATTAAATTTGCAGTGAGCATGGCAACAGCAAAGTCGAATTTATCGAATCCTGTTGCCATTAATAGCTTATTGAAATCACCACAGAAGGTAGCATCAAATTTATCTGCAGCGTAGCCGGTAAGCTGCTGCATGACCTGTGGCGTGATTATGTTTTTAGCTGGATCAGCCGGGCCAGCACGGTAAAGTTCTGCGAATTCATCAAGCGCATCTTCTGGAATTTTAGATTCCAAAAAATTGAATGCCGCAATTTGATGCGGCAATTCCTTGTAGTACTTTGCTGCGTTATTCAGGTTGATCGTCATCGCGCACCTCTTCCTCTTCAGGATCGAAATCAAGAGTGTCGATTAATTTTTGAATTAAGTCTAAGGAAAATGCAATAAGGTTGGGATCACCTGTGACCCTGGCTGAAGCAAAAGAATTAATGCCAGAGACCAATTCGCTTTTTTTGCAGGTCATGAAAACAAATCAACTTCAATAAATATAACATAATTACCAAGGAACTCCGTTAGCAGTTGTCGGATTTAAAATCTCTTCTTCTTGTGCTGCTAGGCCTGATTCGATTGAAGTAACTGTTTCAGTTCCCAGTGAATCTTTTGCCCATTGCACTGCTTGTTCTTGGGTAATTTGATCATAAGGAGTGTAATTGTCTGGGTCAGGTTCCCCTAATCCTACGCTTCCATAGCTATTTGCTTCTCCTAATTGTGCTGTCCAATGTAACGTGGTTACCAAACCCTCTGGAGGTGTATCTCCATCAGGAAGATCCCTGACCATTGAAACTACATTCCAAATTACTGCCATGATGAAAAATTACTGATATTCATATTTTAAATCATGTATTGCTTATCTTTATAAATTTATTTTACTTTAAACAGTTTTCAAATACCAGCGTCGGTTAGACGTTGTTCTAAGGTTTCAATTTTGGCCAAAGCCTCTTGAAGTGCAGCAGTTAAAAGAGGGACCAGCTTGGACAAGGTACTGAATAGCTTTGGAAAGTTTAACGGTATCGTCGCGAAATGCGCCTATTCCTATATTGCAGTGATGGCAAAGCAGACCGCGAACCTTGCCAGTGTCATGGCAGTGATCTACAAAAAATCTACCATTCTTGCTGCCATGTCCCCTGGGGTCATCTGTACCACAAATTTTGCACAATCCGGCTTGCTCTTCAAACAAAAACTCATACTGTTTTAATGAGATGCCGTATTTGCGCCTGTACACAGCGTCTCGGACAGACCCCTCCTCCCAGAGTTTTTTGTTCTTGGTATTAACGCAAGTCTTGCAGTGTGAAATCATGCCGGAAGCTTTATCTTTCGTTTTGGCAAACTCCGAGTGAGGTTTAACCTGATGACATTTTGAGCAACGTTTTTTCCCGCTAATCAGCATTTCTTGCATTTGTTTTGCTCTTGGGGCAAGGCGTGCTTCCTTGGCACATTCCTTGCATCCTGTCCCACACTCAAGAAGAGTTCTAGGCTTTGCTTGGTAAATTCCATGTATGTAACAGGAAACGGAGACGGAGGTAGACATATCGACAAATACTGTTTGCGAGCAGTCCACCTTGTCTCCGTGTCGTTCCTTGACACGTTTAATGAACTTTAGTTGCCGCTCTTCAGCAGAGCTAGCTCGGTTTCTAGCGCCTCGATCCTCTTTATGCATTCCTGAATAGCAGCAACGGCAAGCGGTACCATTTTACTCTGATCGATGCCTTGGTAAACGGGGTTACCTTTATCATAAAATTTAACCAACATCTAGGTCAGCGTAACCTGTTGTGATTGTAGTAGAAAAGCCCCGATTTCGCACGGGGCGGTTATCGCGCTAGGCAGATCAGTGAGTAGGACTACTAACTCCACACAGCATTAGCAATCGCCACCACCTTCGGGT